CCTCTGCATTCACTGGTGCGATCACAGCAACTGGTGGTGTTGTTGGTAATATCACTGGTCAAGTATCCGATATCAGCAATCATGATACCGATGCACTGACCGAAGGTTCTACTAACTTCTACTACACAAATGAAAGAGTAGATGATCGTGTTGCTGCATTGATCTCTGGTGGTACAGGTATTACTGCTACCTATAACGATGCTGGTAACCTCCTGACCTTGAGTGCTACTCAAGCAGATATTGATACTGATCTCATTACTGAAGGTTCCACAAACCTCTTTACAACCGCTGCTAGGACTCGTACACACTTTACATACGGTACAGGCATTGAGCATGATGGATCTGGTGCTCTTTCTGTAACACAGGTAGACATTGATACTGACAATGTAACTGAAGGTTCTACGAATCTCTTTACTACTGCTGCAAGAACCAGAACCCACTTTACATACGGTACGGGTATTGAGCACGATGGTTCAGGCGCTCTGAGTGTTACTCAAGCAGATATCGATACCGATAATGTAACTGAAGGTTCTACTAATATCTTCTATACTGAGGCACGCTTTGATGCAAGTCTCGCAGGTAAGAATACTGCTGATCTGACAGAGGGTACTAACCTCTACTACACAAACGCTCGTGCTGAGGCATCCTTCGATACTAAGATTGCTGCTGCATCTACAACAGATCTTGCTGAGGGAACGAACCTCTACTATACAGACGCTAGGGCAGATGCAAGAATTGCTGCTGCTGACACTGATGCATTGAGTGAGGGTTCTACTAACCTTTACTTCACTGATGCTCGTGCCGATGCTCGTATCGCTGCAGCAGATACTGATGCTCTCTCAGAGGGTTCAGCAAATCTCTACCACACTGATGCTCGTGCTGATGCGAGAGTTGCTCTTGCAACTGGTACAAACCTTGACCTTACAAATCAGACAACTACTGATCTTGCTGAAGGTACTAATCAGTATTACACCGAGGCAAGAGTACAGGATAAACTGGATAATGCATTCGCTCAACTACAAGCAATGCTCACCAACCTTGCAACTACTACCACTCTCACATTGAACCTCTCTGGCGACCCTACACCTGGTGCAGTCGTTGCTACTGGATCTGTTAGTGCTAGTGGTATTGGTGGTTTCACTGCTGGAACTGCTGTTGCCACTACTTCAGATGGTGCTGGTACTGGATTGACCGTTGACACTACAGTCGATGCTTCTGGTGCTATCACTGCAGTTGCTGCTAATGCAGGTGGTACTGATTACCTGATCGGTGAAACAATTACCCTTACCAACCCTAATCTGGGTGGTGCTGCAACATTCAACTTTGGTTCTTTGGTTGCTGGTTCTAACTACACAACTGGTCAAGATCTTGCAACTACTGGTGGAGATAGCACTGGTCTTACTGTTGATATTAGTGCTGCTGGCGGTAGCATTACTGGAGTTACGGTGAGGGCTGCTAGTTCTGGTTATGCTATCGGGAACACAATTACCATTGTAAACCCTGCAGCAACTGGACTTCTGACAGTAGATACTATCGGTGCAGCAGATGCATTGAGAACTGCAGGAACTTATGTTATTGAAGGTTCAGATTACTCTGATACTGGTTCTGGTACTGGCGCAGAATTCTCTGTGGTGGTTGATGGTTCTGGTGCTGCTACTGTTACCGTTACCACCGCTGGTAGTGGATATGCAGTAGACGATACAATCACTGTCAATGATGCAAATCTTGGTGGTGGAGGTGCTGCTAACCTCACATTTGATGTTGCAACTATTATTACCAGTGATGCAACTATTGATCTTTCCACGGTCTTCACCAATGCAACATTCGCACTTTCTGATATCACAACGATGGAAGTTGGTGCAACTGTGACAGGTGCTACCAGTGGAACTACAGGTGTTATCACTGCTCTCGCTGCTAGTGCAATCACCGTCGATACTGTTGATGGATTCTTCAAAGTTGGAGAAGTCGTCAGTGCTAATGATGTTACTACTTTGACTGTCCAATCATTCGCTTGATAAAAAATGTCAGCAACTAAACCTGCTACCGCAACCGAACTAAAAAACTATGCCCTTCGTAGATTGGGTTATCCTGCCATCGACATCAACGTGTGCGATGAACAATTGGATGACCTGATACAAGAAGCAATTCATCATTGGCAAGAGTTTCATTATGAAGGTTCTGCTCAGCGTATGATACGCATAGAAGTAACTGATGCGATGAAAACTGCAGCAGCTAGTTCTTCTTCAATTGCAGGTACTGATTGGGAAACCTTAGATAACTATGTTGAGATGCCACCCAATGTATTGGGTATCAACCATGTATATACAAGTGTTGGACCATCTAGTGTTGTTCCTGGTAACATCTTCAATATCAAGTATCAGATCTTCTTGAATGATATTTACAATTTCACTCATGGTCAGATCTTACATTACTATATGACATCTCAGTATCTTGAGACTCTGGATTGGGTAACCAACTCTTCTCAGAATAGAAGAGTGAGATGGACTGTTCATGAGAATAGACTTCATCTAGATTTTGATTGGCGGGAAATGATGTCAGGACAATACATTTTAGTCGATGGTACGTTTGGTGTTGATCCAGAAATCTTTCCTAGTGCATACAATAATGAATGGGTAAAAGGATATACCGAAGCACTCTTCCAACAGCAATGGGGTCAGAACCTCAGCAAGTATGATGGAGTACAAATGTTGGGTGGAGTTACTTTGAACGGTCGTCAAATTTTAGAAGACGGTCGTAACAAAAAAGAAGTTCTGATTCAAGAACTCCATAGTCGTTATGAACTACCTCCACTTGATCTGATAGGCTGATGTCATACTCAAACACTCCCCCTAAGAATTGCATCCAATCTGATTACGACAGTGCATGTCGTATCAATATCAATGGATCTGCACAGGAACAAGCGTTCTTTGAAAATCTTATTGTCGAATCTATTGAAATTTATGGACAAGTAATCTATTATATCCCAAGAACACGAGTTACAACTGATGACGTACTCAATGAGATTCAAGAGTCTTCATTCGATTCGGCTTACATCTGCCGAGCATATGTCAATAATGTTGATGGATGGGAAGGTCAAGGAGAATTACTTAGCAAATTTGGAATTCGCATCGAGGACAAAACAACTTTTGTTATCTCCCGTAAGAAATTTACAGAAAAGGTTGACGACAATGTTACACTAACAGTCGAGGGTCGTCCTAATGAAGGAGACCTAATCTGGTTCCCAGTCACAAAACATCTTTTTGAGATCAAGTTTGTTGAGGCAGAGCGTCCTTTCTACCAACTAGGTAAGGGTTACGTCTGGGAAATGCAATGTGAACTCTTTGAGTATAGTGATGAGTCTATTGATACTGGTATTGCTGATATTGATGCTGTGGAAACCACATTTGCTAACAGCATCAAACTTGTTATGGATCCTGGTGGGAGTGGTGATTTTTCTATTGGTGAAACCCTTACTGGTAATCTTTATACCGCTGTTGCTACTTCTACTATTACTGGCGATGCTGTAACTTCTCTTACTGCAAGTAATGGTGGACAATACTATAAGTCTGCATTGCCCCCAACTGTCACTCTTTCTGGTGGTGGTGGAACTGGAGCAACTGCAACTGCTACAGTCAGTGCTGCAGGTTTGGTAACTGGATTTACAGTAACTGCTGGTGGAAGTGGATATACTTCTGCACCTACAGTAGAAATTCAGGAATCTCCCAAAGACATACATGCTGAAGTCAAGTCTTGGGATAATGCTACAAGAGAACTTGAAATCATCAACCGCACTGGTACATTCAATGTGGCTGAGTACCTCAAGGGTGAAACATCAGGTGCTCTCTGGAGTCCTGAGTCTTATAACACACTAAATAATACGAATAGTACATACGATCAGAACTCTATCTTTGAGACTCTTGACGATGATATTATTGATTGGACAGAGGGCAACCCCTTTGGATATACAGGAAACAATAGCGATACCTTCTAATGCTAGGCATATATTTCTACCACAATATTATTCGCAAGACCGTTATCGCGTTTGGTACGTTGTTCAATAACATCGAACTGAGACGTGGTAACGAAGTCATGAAGGTTCCATTGGCATATGGTCCTACCGATAAGTTTCTCGCAAGATTAGATCAAAATCCAGATCCAACTAATAAGCGTGTTCAGATTACACTTCCCAGAATCTCTTTTGAGATGGGTGGTATTGATTATGATCCTTCCAGAAAAGTTGCACCTACTGCTAGAGTTCAAATCCCTATCGGTGATACAGATAAAACTAAGACGGCATTCATGCCTGTGCCATACAATCTTAGTTTCACCCTAAGTATCATGGCAAAGAAGCAGGAAGATTTGCTACAGATTCTAGAACAAATTATTCCTTTCTTCCAACCGCATTTCAATCTAACTTTGAAGTTGGTTGATACTATTGATGAGGTTCGTGATATTCCTATCACTCTCAATAGTATCAATTATGAAGATCTCTATGAAGGAAACTTTGCTCAGCGTAGAGCAATTCTGTATACCTTACAGTTCACTGTAAAAAGTTATCTGTATGGTCCTGTCACAGAACCTTCCACAATCAAGAAATCCATTATCGATACTTACGCAGATATGGATCAGGTCAAGGCTCCCCGTGTTACACGGTACTCTGTTACTCCAAAAGCAACTGTGGATTATAATGCTGATGGTGAGATTACAGCAGCAGATGATGCGTTTGTGGATCCAGATGATGACTTTGGATTCAATGAGATCTATTCCGAGTTCACAGATATGAAGAAACGGAATCCAGTGACTGACACCGATGAGGACATTACATGAGCACATTCGATGG